AATCGGCTTGCCCGAGCGCGTCGTGATGACGCCGCGGCGACGGCGGTTGCCGTTCGGCAGGTTGTCGTCCGGCAGGTTGTCCTTGTTGCAGACCCGGCCCGGCTGGATCATCTGGATCGAGGTGCGGAAGGGCCGGGTCATATCCGGCTCCTCATACTCGACAGCGCCGAACGCCTCACCCGACAGCGCGCAGGACCCGACGACCAGGCGCACCATTTCGGTGAAGGTCATCATGCCGCCAGCGTCGAAGTAGCAGCCCTCGCTCTCCGCGGCCAGGTTGAAGCGCGCCTCCGCGACCGCGGCCAGCTCCTCGCCGTACTCCTGCGCGGCGCGGGTGTCGGCCCCGTAGATGACGCGGTAGTCGGGCTTGGCGTTGAGCCGGTACTGCGCGCCGACGATGCTGTTCTTCTGGACGCGGACGGCGTGCTGCGACAGCCCGTCGTTCGTCGCCAGGTCGGCGGTGCGGAAGTCGGCCTCGTCCTTGACCAGGTTGATCGACTGATCCGGCGACAGGCGCGAGGGCGACCACATCGCCGTCTCGCGTGCGGTCTTGCTCGCGCCCTCGATCCCGCCGCCCGTCACCATGTCGGGCATGGTTCCGTGGCCGCTCTCGACGAACGGAATGACGGCGGTGCCGGGCGTTGCCTTGATGCGGGGTGCGCGCATTAGAAGTAGAACCTCATCGGGCGCGGGTACTTCGCTAGAGCATCCGCGGGGTTGAGAAGATCGGTCAGCTCGCCGATGTATCGTTCGAGAAGACCCAGGTTCGCCTTGGTGTATTTAACGCTCTCGCCGTTCTGGTCGATGAATTGTTCGACAGACCGGCCGGTGACGAGAAGGTGCTTCTTCTCTTCGGCGTCTAGGAGCCTGCGCTGATAGACGAGGCGCTGTTCGTCGGTGAGGGCCATCGGTACTATCCCATGTTGCGACCGAGCGCGGTCCAATCGAAGCTGGACCTTTCCTCGAACGCCCCCGTTGCTCCCTCGTCGATCACAAGCGGGTTGTCATCCCAGGGCGCGGCGAAGGGCGGCGGATTAGTCCAATCGAGCTTGTCTACCTGTAGGAGGCTCGAAGCACAAGCCCCGATGGCGTAGTAGAACAAGTCCCACGCCTCGTTGCGCCGAGCAACCTTCTCCCAACCCTTCGCCGGGATGCGTACCTCGGAAGTCATTTCCGAGAAGAACCAGCTCATGTCTTCCGACTTGATAGGTGAGACCAGCCACGCGGGCAGGTGGATCATCCCGTAGCCGGGGACGAGAACGTCCAGGCGATTGTTGAGATCGTCCTTGTTGATCGTGGGATTTAGGAAGAGCACAGGAATTTCACCGCGAGCACCTGCGCCGCTCTTCTTCTCCGCGTCCGGTCGCCTGATCTCGGCGCGCGGCGCACCCGGCCGGGCCTCGCCCTTGACGAGCTGGAAGCGGCCCATGTAGCCGGTCTCGATCATCCGCCGGTGGAAGTCGTACGCGCGCGCCGTCACGCCCGCCTTACCGCCGGAATCGCATAGCGTCAGCTTGACCGTCATCTTGCGGCCGGTGTCGTCGTCCACGGGGTAGCTGGCGTTGACGACGCGCTCGGTGATCTTGTCCCAATCGTCGAGGTACGCGCCAGGCTGGACCCATAGCTTCTGCGACGGATGCGACGGATCGTCGCGTTCCGAATACTTGATCGAGAAGCGATCCACCAGGAACAGGTCGTATGGCTTGCCGGGCGCGACGCCGATGATCTGCACCACGAAGCTGTTGAGCTGCACGTCGACCACCCCCAGGAGGAAGCGGACCTGGCGCGGGACGACGCCGCGCTTCCACGGCTCCAGCCGGGCGATCAGCGTCTCGGGCGTGCGCGTGCTGTCGTTGATGATGTTCTTCGGGACATAGGGCACGCCGATGTCGGTGTTGAAGAACTTGGCGAGCGCCGTCTCCTCGCCGGTGGATTCGTATTCGTCCTCCGCGTCGAGGAAGGTCTTGACCAGGTTCGTCCACGTCGTCAGCCCGGCGGCGACGCCCATGAGCCAGAACGAGGCGATGTCCGACCGGCGCGCCTTGCCGACGATGCGGTCGTCGACGATCCGCTGGCCGTCCTTCAGCCAGCACCCGGCGATGTTCATGGCGCGGCGCTGCGTCTGCGTGATCTTGTGCGCGCAATGCGGGCACTCCATGAACGCGGTCGCCGCCTTGTCGAGGTTCGACCCGGCGTCAGGATTCCAGCGAATGTGCTCCCAACGGCCTTCGAAGTAACTTCCGCAATCCGGGCACGGCCAGTACCAGCGTCGGCGGTCGCCGCGGTTGTAGAGCGCGAGGATGCCCGTGGTCGGCGGCGCGGCGTGGCCGGTCACGACCTTCTTGTAATCCGTGATCTCGCGCGACGGGCTGCTCTCGGCCAGGCACATCGCGAAGGAGCCGAACGTCGTGGTACGCTTCGACGCCAGATCGTACGCCGAGCCGTCACCCCCGATGTCGTCGTCCATGCGGTCGTAGTCGGTCAGGGCGACGCGGCCGACCGGCTTACCGGCAAGCTCCGTCACGCTCGGATACGACAGCGAGAGCATCATGCCGTTCGAGTAGTGCTTGTCGAATTTGTTGTCGGCGTCCTTCGACTTCACCAGCGCCGCGCCGACTTCCTTGGTGTGGCGGTGCAGGCGGTCGACACGCCGCATGGAGAAGTCGCGCGCGGCCGTGAAGGTCGGCGAATAGACGATCATGTCCTGCGGGTCGGTCGTCGCCGAGTAGCCGATCCAGTTGACGATCAGCGCGTCGGTCTTGGCGCACTGTGCCGGACCCGCGAACGCCATGCCCTTGAACCGGGTCGACGACAGCTCGTCGGCCGGTTCCACCATGTAGGGCGTCGTGTTGTTGTCCCAATCGCCGACGTACGCGCCGGGCTGATTGATGTAGCGGTCGGCCTGCGCCCACTCGCTGACAGTCATACGCCGCGGCGGGACGAATACGCGGAGGCCGGTTTCCTTGAATAGCGACCCGAGATCGTTAAATCCCGTCGTCCTCTTCCTCGTCCTCCTCGGCCGCAAGAATTGGGTCGTCGTCATCGTCGTCTGCGGCACTGATAGGGTCGAGGTCGCCTGCTCCCTCGTCTCGATCATCTGCGCGGTCAGCATGATAAGTCTCGAACCTCTTGGCGACGTTTTCGCGTAGCGTTGCAATAGCGCCGTCAGTTATACGCTGAAACACCGCCCGCTGTCCATCGGTCAAGGTGTCTTCGCGGTTCACGTCGTCCACGACCAGTAGCAGCGTCATGCGAAGCACGTTCATAAGCTCGGCCACGTACTCGACGACATCTTCGGTCGGCCAGTGCTGGCCCTCCTTGATCTCGAAGTCGAGACGGCTCTTCTGCCCGTTCCAGAATTCCTTCGACAGCAGCGGCGGTAGCTCCTGCGGCGACATCTGCCGAATGTATTCCTCGATCTCGTAGCCGGGCGTGACGAGGAAGGCCGCCACCTCCCTGATCCGGTAGACCTTGTGCGCGTGGCGCGTGCCCGCGGGCGGCACCATCCGTAGACGCTGCGGCAGGGTCTTCGCGTCCGTCTCGAAGAGCTTGGCGATCTGCGCGTAGGTGGCGCAGCCGGTCGCGATCAGCTCGGAAGTAACTTCGTCGTTCGCCCGCTTCGTCGCGGAGTATTCGCGCGCCATGTCAAACCTCGTCGTGATGCTTTGCTAGCTCGGCCTGTAGCCGGGCCAGCTCCGCCGAGCAATCCGCGATGGCGGCGATCAAGCCGCGCCGCTTCTTCTCTCGCGCCACCTGCTCGCGAAACGGAATCGTGATGACCTTGCCCGCGTGCCAGGTCGGCCGCTTGACGATCTCGCACACGCCGTTCTCCGCCATGAGGGCTTCGAGCGTCTCCTGCTCGTCGTCACCTATCCGACTGCCGAGCACCATCTGATCCATGATGTGATCGGCGTTCGTGCGAAGCTGGACGAACACCTTGCCGCCCCCGTACGGAACCACGGTCGCTACCGCCTCCATCGAATAGGGTCCTTCCGCCCAGGCGTCAAAACGGGACATCATCGTCCAGGTCGCCATAGTTGATCCAGAAGAGCTTGGCCGTCAGCGCGCGCAGCTCCTCGTCGAGGCGTGCCATCGCGCCGAGCAAGCCAGGCTGGAGCATCCGCCAGTAAGGCGTGCGGAAAGCGGAGGCCACCGCGTCCTCCATCGTGTCGCCGTAGCCGTAGAGCATCCGATCCAGGCCCGGCCCGGCGAGGGTGAGGCTGATCGGCGACGACTTGTTCTGCCGCTTCGCCTCCCACACCACGAGGTCCATCGCTTGTAGCTCGGCACGAAGCGCGTCTGACGGGACGACGTTAGGCATGGAGCACCGTCGTCAGGGCCTCGATTTCGCGCTCCAGGCGGCGAACGGCCCCCAAGAGGTCTCCACCCCCCAGCGCCGCCAGAACGGCCTCCTCCAGCGTGTCCCGCTCGGCGTAGCCTACCGGGTCCACCAGCCACCCGCTGCTCGGCGCATACAGCGTAACCGACCAAGGGTCGCTCGGCTCGGGCACCAGGGCCAGGCGGCGCGCAGCGCGGAAGAGCCGGACGGGCTGGTGCGCCACAATCGTCAGCTCGCGCGCCTTCAGCTTGGCGCGGACCAAGGGTGAGAGTCTAGGCTGCGGCACGCTGGCGGTCCTCGTTGTCGTTCGCGGCCCTCGCTGCCGCCTGGCGAATATAGGCGAAGAGCCGGTCCTGGCCCTCACCCTTATTCTGGAGCGCATCATACACCAGCTCGTCGGCCGTGTCGACTGCCATGAGGTGGTGCGACCGGATCACGTTCGCCTGGCCCTGGCGCGCGAGGCGGCCAATCGTCTGCTCGTACAGCTCGCGGCTCCAGCACAGATCGAACCAGGCGATGTCGCGCGCCGGTCCCTTCTGGAGGTTGAGGCCGTGCCCGGCGCTGCCCGGCTGGATCAGCAGCATGTCGATGTCACCCGCGTTCCAGGCGTCAATCGTGCTGTTCTTGCCGTCCATGACCCGAGCCTCGGGGAAGGCGCGACGCAGCCGAGCAAGGCTCGACTTGAACCAATAGGGCACCATGACCGGGGTGCCGTCGATCTCGTCCACCAGCTCGCGCAGGGTCTCGATCTTCTCGTCGTGGATCGGCACGACCCGCTTCTCGTCGTCGTACACCGCGCCGCTGGTCATCTGGAGGAGCTTGTTGAACAGCACCGCCCCGTTGAGCGCCTCGACGCGCAAGTCCTCCAGGCGCAGGATCATGGTGCGCTCGAATTCGTTGTAGCGTTCCATGAGATCGGCGTTGAGCACGATGCGCCGCGCGACCGGAAGCCAGCCCTTCAGGTCCAGCCCGGCGTCTTCGGCCTTCAGCACCATCGCAATGTCGGCGATCTTCGCGGCGATCTTCTGCTCGGACCCCTTCTTGATCCGCCAGGAGTGCGCCGCCTTGATCTCGTTGAAGTAAGTCAGGTTGAAGTTGCGGACGTTCCGGCCGAACCGCTTGCCGCGATCCAGGAGGAATATCTGCGCGAAGATGTGGAGGTAGCCTTCGGCCGCGGGCGAAGCCGTCATGGTGTGCAGCCGGTTGATGAGCGGCAGGCACTTCTTCAGCGCGCGATACCGCTTGGTCGTGTGGTCCTTGAACTTGGACGACTCGTCGATGATGACGGTCGAATACGGCCAGCGCATCCCGAAGGTGCGGCCCATTTCTTCCCAAAACGCGACCAGCCACTCCAGGCGCTCCAGGTTGACGATGTGAACCTGCGCGCTCGATAGTGCCTGGCGGCGGCGCAGGGCCTCCTTCGCGGCGGCGCGCGCGGCCTGCGCCTTCTTGGCGGCGAACCTTGTGGCGTGGTGCGGCGGCTCGCCGACGCGAAGTTGCTTCCGACGCTCCTCCGCGTAGGTTTCGCGGTACACGTCGCGGATCACATCGTCGTCGTCCTCCGCGCGGATCAACACGTGCTCCAGCCCGGCGGCGTAGCGCCACTCCTTGATCTCGGTCGGCCAGGTAGCCTTGGCGACGCGCAGCGGAGCGATCACCAGGCACTTGCCGATCCAGCCCTCTAGCGACAGCTTCGCCAGCAGCGCGAGCGCGATGGCGGTCTTGCCAAGACCCAGGTCGACGAAGAGCGCGGAGTAGGGCTTCTCGTACAGCCATTGCACGGCGTCGTGCTGGTACTCGTGCAGATCGTCCTTGTCGCGGATCACCTTGCCGTAGGTGCGCTCCCGCCACTCGGCGTAGCTCTTCGGCCGCGCTGCCCGGTCCAGCTCGTCGAAGCGGCGTTCAAGCTCGGCGGCGCTTAGCACGGCTATGCCCCTTGGCTTCGTCCGCGGTCGTCCCCAGCTCGATCAGCTCCAGGATGCGCGGCGGATAGACCAGCTCCATCGTCATCGGGCGAAGGCCGACGAGCTGCTCGTACTCCTCGACGCTGGTGGCGTACCACGCCAGGATTCCAGCCTCGCGCAGCTCATAGATGCGGAGCCACTGTTGATCGTTCGGCTGCTTGTTCGGCACCTTGAATTCGATCAGGATCGCCTTGCCGTCCACGCGCGACGCCAGGGTGTCCGGCACGCCGTTGCGCGACTTGCCTTCGATCTGCCAGAAGATCAGCGCGTTCGCCTTGGCGACATCGCGGCAATCGTCTTTGATCTTCCCCTCGGGTTGACGCTGCGGCAAGGTATCAGCGACCCCCGCCCACAAGCGATCCGAGACTTCCCGAAGCCAATCCATCCGTCAGGTCCCCTAGTGCTTCTTCCAGTGCTGCCATGCTGCTCTTCAGTCCCGGCCCAGCGTAGCCGGGGTAGCGGCGGCGCTTCAGCGGCTCGAACACGCACACCTCCGGGTCGGCGTGCCCGCTCCAGATGACCCAGGCGCAATCCATGAGCGGCGACTTGCCGCGCTCCTTCTCCAGGAACGCCAGCCGCCAGGTGAGCGGCAACACGAAGGCGGGGCGATGCTCGGCGAAGAAGGGGAGCCGCGACGCCGCGTTCCAGTATTGCATCTTCAGCAGCATCGCGACGTTCGGCGTGATCGACAGCGCCTTGCGGATGAATTGCTCTGCCAGGGAGAACGGCGGGTTGCTCACGATGAGGTCGATGTCGTCTTCCGGCGACCAGCCCATCACGCGCGGCGCGTCCTTCAGGAAGTCGATGCCCCCGATCCCGTGGCCCGGCGTCTCGCGGATGTCGGTCGCCAGCACGTCGAACCCGTGGTACTCCAGGACGCGCGCCATGCGACCGTCGCCGC